GACCATACTCGTTTAATTCGTCGCCGTTAAGTGGTGTGCCAGCAGAACTTTGTTTAAAGTCTGGGTAACCAAAATTGGTGATCAAATCGCGCTGGCTAGTTACGGCCAATAATTTGTTTGCGTTAGCAGGAGTGGTGTAAGGAGCAATTGACCCGTTGAACACTTTATTTTCTGCGGTAGCAAGCAGCATGAAAGGCACTGTGCCGACTGCTGTCGAGACGTACTGGCTTTCGTCTGTTACTGTGATTTCTAAACCTGGGGATACCAACATTTTTATTCTCCTATTTCTGCGTGTAATCGCATGTTATAGATATTTATCCAAAGGAGCGAAAAATAGGGCTATTGGAGCACCATTACTTCATGGTATTTTCAATAAATACAGTATGGCTCAAAGAAACGTATGTTCTTCGTGTGGAAAGAAGCCAGTGGCCGTTAGCTGCTGGAAAAATGGACGCGTCTATTACCGTAACAGGTGTGATTCGTGTTACAGAAAACACAAGAAGCCAATGGCGGCAAGTTGGATTAGATCGGGATACAAGAAGAAAGAGAAGTGCGAACGTTGCTCTTTTAAATTCAAACTACAAGAACAAGGGTCAGTATTCTACGTTGACGGGGATGTCAACCATGCCGAGTGGCTAAACTTAAAAACTGTCTGCGCCAACTGCGCAATTGAACTACAGCATTCAGCCACACGCTGGAAGCCTAGTCAGATAAGACCTGATTTCTAATACCAACGTAAAGATCCTCGAGAGTTCCGTTGTTGCTGAGCAATACGTCAAACTTGTGTGGTGCCCAGTCCCACTCGCTCTGATGAATTGACCCGTACACGGTCTGCATTTTAACTAGGGCTTCGTCGTACTTTGGCACTGCGAGCGCCGTTTCCCACCATTCTGGATTATCTCCACGGAACACCCGCACAGTCTTGGCGCCGATTTTCTCAAGCATTTCCAGCTCATTGATAAATCGCACGTCGCTTACGACGATATCTTTTCCCTCGAGCCCGTGGAGTTTGTTCTCAAGGCTGGCGATCCAAATTGCGTCGTGGAAATTATTTCGGCAAACTTCGGTGCCAAAATGTTGCAATACCCATCTTGGGGTTAGGTGCGGTATGTCCAGCCGCTTGGCCCACCAACGGTCCACTACTTCACGACGAGCCCGTGCCTCGGCAGTCTTCCCCTCGAGCATTTCTCGATCCCAGTTGAAGATAACAGAGACTGCATCCTTCAATGGTCCGGCGAACGATTCGCGCGTATAGCCACACTCGGTTACCAGGTAATCCGAAACGGTGTCCTTGCCTGATCCGATCAAGCCACTCAAACTTATTAATGCCATTGTATTTTCCTAAGAGTAAATTTTTGTGAAGTACGGATAGAGCGTAGATTCGGCCCAGGATTGACATTCTTCCCAAGTGGTGTAGAGGTGGGCGATGCCGCCAGCATTTGACCATTCTGTACAATTTAAAGGACGGTCATCGATTAGGATATCGCCGGGGCGGCAGTGGAGATGCTTGTCCGTTGAGTAGGGGCCAATGAACATTGGAATGTGCGCAAAATAACGGCGACACCAATCTGCCTTGTCTTGAACAGCATAGGGCATGTCATTGTGCTTTGGTATAGCAGTGAGAAAAGCTAAAAACAAATCGTGCTCGTTTGAAAATTCGGTTGCCCAGTTTACCAAATCTCTGGCGTTTGGCATAAGTGGCAGATCGCGAAAATATCGGTTATGGTGTAGTTCGATGCGGCGTTGGAGAGGCGGTAAGGCAGTTTGTAGAGGCCAGTGCTCATTGAGCCATTCTGATGGGTCGGTCGGGTAACCGGCTACCACATCATCTAAATCTAAATAGAGTGATCTTTTATGCATACTTTATAATACAGGAAACGGGGGCGGGAGTCAAGCGTTTTTGGCTAGTTTTCTCGTATATGGTAAGACTGGCGATACCTTACCCACGTCGTGTGCTTCTTCTGATTTGGTGGTTGATACCTGCTCTTTAGCATTATCTTGACCGAACAGTGCTAACGCCATCGCTAGCGTTTCTTCCTCTTCCTTAGAGCGGGCTACGACCACGAGGTTTTCACCAAATTTGCTCTCGGAGTCGTACGTCGTTTCTCCGGCAGCCTTGGCCCGTGCGCTTGCCAATGCCAGGCCAAAACGATACTGAAGGTACGGATCTTGATTTTTTAGGCCAGGCATAACGAACGTTGCTGGCAATGCGTGAGTTACTCCCTGAGAGAGTGAGCCCGTGTTTTCTTTGATAAATTCTTTAGCCCTCATTCTCTGCTCCTGGCAATAGTTTTGAGATACGCGGCTTGAATAATTGCTGATCTCCCTTCGTTGTTTTGAGTACTGGATGGTTGTTCTTGTCAGTCTTAAATCCAGTAACGTCAGCTTTGCGATTCTTAAATTTTCCCACCTTTACTTCGTCGCCCACGTTAATTTCTGGCGGCTGGTAAGATTCTGCTTCTGTGAATTCTCTGGCTCGCATTAGCCAACTACCCAGGTTAGCGGCGTAGCTGAGTCAACATAGTTGCCTAAATCTATCATCAAAGCATCTAGCTCTGTCTTAGCTTCAGTTTTTAGCTCTGTTCCGTTCATTGAAGATCCGCCCTGTGGGCCGGCAACTGTTGGGAATTTTTGCCTAGCTTCGCCTAGCATGTGTTTGGCTGTGCTGTACGCATAGTCTTGAATCCACGGGAAAGCCCTAGCATCATTGAGGATGACTTGATCTGGCTTGTAGTTTGTAACTTGAAGCAACACTGATTCAGAATCGCTAGTTATTTTGCGGGTTATAACTAATTTTTTTGTTGACGGGTCAAACGTATAAGTGATGTAGCCACCAAACATCTTCATTGTCAGCTTTTGATAATCTACAAACAACTCATAACTTGCTAATCCACCAACTCGGCCAGCAACTAGCATGTAGGTGTTTAGGAACCCAGAACTGAATGGTTCGAACTGTGAAGAATTTGACAATCCGCCGAGACCACGGCGGTGGATTGCTTTGACTGACATAATTTCTTTTGGCAGGATATATTCTTGAGTGTCCTTGACTAAGTCGAGGAAGCAATAGGACTCTTGTTCGGCACGTTCCGAGCGGGCACGATATCGGATAAGCGCCTGCTTGATTGCCATATTGTAATGCTCGCGGTCAAGTTCAACGTCAACCATCTGATCACCTAGCCTAAGGCGGATATAGTCGATTATGTCTGTATGCGTTTGCGACAACGACGGTAGGTCTGGTGTATCTGCCATATTCTTTGGATCCTTTTAACTATTTATGCCGTTTTAGAAGATCTGACAGACAAAAAGATACGGGCCTAAGCCCGTATCTTTTACTAGCCTTGAATTACTGCACTTTCAGTAGAATTTGATTTGCGTTCAGTCGTCCCGTTAGCTTAACTTCAACCGACTTAATGCCCTTCATAAACGTGCGGAGAGCAATCTTGCCAGAGTTCATCAATTCTTTCAGCTGGGCTGCTGGCTTACGCAGGGTCTTTGCTGTTGAATTCGTAGTATCAAACCCCAGGAGAGTCGTGCCCTTAACGCCTAGAGTACCTGCGGTCGAATCCGCCACGTAGCAGCCAAGTTTTCGAGTCTTTGTGTCAAACACCCAAAGCGTCGTGGCGCCAACTACGGCAGTTGGTGGAATGCTAACCAACTTAAGTTCTTTGCTCTCTTTCAGAAACTTCATCTTTGCAACCAACTTGTCCTTAGACTGCGGTTTCTTGACTCGGGCTTTCTTCGTCGCTTTCTTAACTGCGGTATAGCTATCAAGATCAGCGAAAAGCGTCACGTAGAATTCATTGAGCCGCTTGATGGTCGCTTTGGCAACGTGTGAGTAGCCTTCTTTCAGTTGCTCATCCTTGCCAGCTTTAAGTGCGGCAAGTTCATCGACTTGCTTTTGGAAGACTGTACGAATTTTGCCAACTTGCGCCTGCGCAATGTTTTTCGTTGTTAGGAACTCGTACACTTTCATCGTCACTGGCTTGTTGGTAAACACGTTGTCTACCTGAAATTCAATTTCGCCGATTGCTTCTCGTGTCTTTTCGTTGAGCCGATCCTGAATCGTTGGAATATACGGACCTGGCTTGCCCTTTTTGTCCGTTGCAGGCGTTGCCGCCTTTACGGCTGCTTGGGTGTCTTTGTCGTTGATTGCCGCCAGGACCTTTGCTTTGATGTATTCGACCTGGCGCGGCCGCTGCGGCATTCCTTTATTGAAGGCCTTAATAATTGCGCCAACTGTAGACGGGGTTAGGTCGTGTGACGAAATTGCATACGCTGCGAGCTGCTTGGGCGTGAGCTTCGTGTTTTTGGCTACCCATTGGGCCACGATCGGTTTGAGATCTCGCGCATTGTAGAAATAGTTGTAATAGTTCAGGCTCGTGCGCAGGTGATTATCAAAATCTTTGTCTGAGAATTTTGCGGCACGGTCTGTGTCCCACACTGGTTCGTGCCCAATATGAACTTCGTCTCCAAATTTCGGATCTTTCTTGGCTTTTTGTTTTGGGAGTTTAATGCCTTTGATAGCCATAGTGATGACTTTCCTTTAGTGTGATATTTATATTATACGCTAGTTTGAGAGCAAAAGCAAGGTGGCCCATTGCTCAATTGAATTGATTTCGGCATTGATTAATGCGAGCTGCTCGTTTACTCTGCGCAGGCTCTGATTTGCAGATCGCCGCGCCTCGAGTTCGAGCTTGCTTAATTTTGTGATCATGTTGCTTATGTTATGCACTAACCGAAACGCATCCGTCCGGTGTTCGTGCTTTTTGAAGAGCAAAATGCGGTTATGAAGCGCATGTTCGACTTGGTACCACTCCAAACTTGATTTAATCTCCATACTGTATTATGCACTATTCGGTAAGGAAAGTCAAGGACTGATTTCGCCTTCGAAATCAATGAGTTACGCCGTAATGATAAATACTTGAAGTAAAGGAGCATCATACCGTGCCACGTATCAGCAATTGGAGGCCCAATAAGGGAAATGACTACCAGTGGATTGACCGCCAGTGCGCTGAAATGTTCGTGCGTGGTGGCACTGAAGTAAATCTTCACAAATATTTGGGCCCAATGCCCACGACAGTTACTGGAGATGCTACGCAACCAGTCTACACCAACCAAAGCGTAACAAATATTCAAGACATTCTATTCCTTGAAAATAGAGACCGTAAGTATGATCCTGACATCTACGTGATGCGTGGCGTGTATCAACGGTCGGATAACGATTTTGATCTCTCACAATTTGGACTTTTTCTTCAGTCTGGCACCATTATGATGACGTTCCATTACAACGACATGATCAAAGAGATCGGGCGCAAGATTATGGACGGCGACGTCTTTGAATTAGTTCACTTGAAGGACTATGATTCACTAAACGATTTGCCAGCTGCACTAAAACGATATTACGTTGCGGGAGATTGCTCCTGGGCAACAGAAGGATTTAGCCAATTATGGTATCCGCACTTGTGGCGCGTTAAGTTAAACCCACTAGTAGATAGTCAAGAGTACAAAGATATCCTTAACACTATTACAGTGGACAACTCGGCCGGGCCCGGTGGCACTAGCACTGGATCAACTCCATTGGTTGACATTATGAGTACATATGATCGTTACGTTAGCATCAATGAGGCAGTAATTACACAAGCAGAAACTGATGTTCCTAAGAGTGGATACGATGTTAGTCATATCTTCT